GAGGACCCCCCATTTCTTGAATAATTGCATGGACTTTAGCCCCTAACTGCTCTGGAGTGTAACCTGAGGCAAACAGAACTCGAGGAGCCCCTTCATAAGCTTCTCCACACCAGTATTCTTTTAAGCGACTGGTTAAAGCAAATGTTAATGGACCAGAACGGATCAAATAGGACAACATTGGTCCTGATATGGGTCGAGGTTTGATATCATTGACCACGCAAACACAGCCACCACCATGAGAACATCCCATTTTCACATATTTCTCTTTCTTCACAAACACGTCCCTCGTGGCCGGGTCATCATCCCATGGTTCAAAGTCCTCTTTTTCCTTAGCTTTAATCAGAGCCAACCGTCGTTGTGGAGGAAACCTACTGACCCAAAATGAGAATGAAGGTTCAGTGATAGGTTTTTGCTCAAAATGAGCCCAAGCTTTGGGAACAAAAGTCTTCAATCTTAAAGCATTTTTGGGATGCTTGTTCTTGGCCATTAAGCGTATTCTGATAGCTGCATGCAAATTGTGGTGGCACAGAGAGGGAACAACAGCCCGGCGTTGTGGTACTGCAAAAATTGACATGCCACCCAAGGAGACTCGACACTGTTCTTCTAGGTCTACTTCTATGGAATGAGCCGGGACCCCATTTTGATCCGTGCCAATAGCTGGCACTGGTAACTCTTTTACGCAAAGGCTTAACGTTGGCTGTAGGGCCTGAACAACAGGGGCGACTTTCCTCCTCCACAAAAGTAAGTTGCAATAGTGGAGGAGACGAGCCCAAAATTGTGTTCCCAACGTCAATGCTACCAAACGGTGGGTTGCATAATTGGGTGTGGGGGTTGATGAGTGGTCGACGGCTCCCGTCAGAAACTTTAGAGATGTCCTACCAAGGCGCCGAACAATTAACTGGGCCAAAAACGCCAGGCCTGCTCCAATCAACATTGTGCGTACAAAAGAGTTGTTGAGCAAACTTGGGGTCGTGAACATGTCCTCCAGGGCTTTGTTGTTGTTCATGATGATAGGATTCATTCCGGCCACAGATCTTGAAAACTGGGCCGTCTCTTGGCTAGCAACTAACAATGTGACTTGCAAACTCGGTAGTATCAATTTGGAGACCAAGGCTGGGTTCACTCCTCGGAAAAGGTTTAGGGCTTTCATTCGAAGGAGGCTAAATGTTTCAGTGTTGATGGCACGACCCATACAATATGGTTTCAACTCGTCCACTAAGGCTTTACTCACCAGAACTGTTTTGGGACCCTGAGTTATGAAGGTAACCATACCGGAATAATTGAACATGATGTCATGGGGGGACAGGTTAGGAGCCAAGAAAGAAAGACCGCAACGATGCTGCAAATTCACCATCCACATTTTGGCGATGGTGGCCCATGTGGCAGGTTGATTATCAAAAATTTGAGTCATTGGATAATATTCTCGAGCCTGTCTGTTAGGATTGAGTAGGGCTGTCCCTGACTCCTGAAAGAAGTTTCCTCGTTGCCATTCCTGGTTGACTGATAGATCATCATCATCTGGAGCCTCATCGATTGTGGAAAACACTGTTTCATACAAATTCCATTCCAAAGGACCCACAGGGCGAGTGGTCCACACCAAGGTGTTGGTGTGTCCCACAAATTTCCCCTCCTTCAACCAGTCCAGGGCACAGTGTTCATAAGCCTGGGCATTTCCTTGGGCATGCATACTTATTCTCCTATAGTCACTTTCTTCTGTCCGATAATACCAGGCCTCCATTGATCCATTAATTTTCATGGCCCCGAGAACATTGTCGAATTTGTGGTGCAGAGCTGTGAGAGATGTACATCCTTGGTTGAATTTTTCAAGGATTTCATAAGGCTCCAGGTAATACAACGAATGGATGCTCATTGCTACATAATCAGGATAGAGATGAGTACATTCTTTCCATAGGCAATTGCAGCATCTCACTCGTTGAACATGGTTTCCTGGCCCCAATGGACCACGAGCCAATTTAGAGAACTCTCTCCATCGATCATTGTCTTCAGCATTCAAAATGGGCATCATAGCATGAATAGCTCGGCCCATTCTCACATGGCGGGCCCCATTTGCTCCAATATCAACAATGGGTTTCCTTTCTTCTTGAAGTCTTAAGTACAAATCTTGCTCATAGATATTCCGACTTGAGGCCAACATGGGATGTCCTGTCGTTGTCGTTCCCATTGTAGTGACATAA